CAGATCCCGATCTGATTATCACCGAGCAGGCCGACGTGGTTGATCCGGAGCCTGAAAAGAAACCGGCGAAGAAGGCAAAGACGCCGTCTCAGAAGCTGAAGGAAATGGCGGAAGAAAAATCACTGAGTGATTCACGGAGTGATTCAGTGATAGAGAGTGAGATCCAGCCGGAGATATTCTGATGATCAAGGCTCAAGCAAGCAAAGTGAGGCTATCTCCTTTTCCGGATTTAAGCGATTTCGTCCGGATCACGCAAGCCTCTGCTTTCATGACTTTGTCAAGCCTCTGGTTCCAGCCATGCTCTTGAGCCTCACATGATTCATTACCACGGAACACCGATAGCGTGTTCAGATGATCAAGTTTCTCGGATTATGAATGGAAGACATGCCTTTGTTTCGTTTGCTCACACCTCACAACTTTCATTGGTTCAAGAAGTTTGTCAGACGTGGGCGCTCGACAACGGTGCATTTAGTTTTTGGAAGTCAGGCAAACAAACAGATTGGTCAGAATACTATGAGTTTATTGAAAATCTTAAATCTCCAAACATGGATTTTTTCATCATTCCAGATGTCATTCAAGGAGATGAAGAAGAGAACGATAGACTGATACAAGAACGTCCAAACTTAAACTGTTTAGGTGTGCCGGTTTTTCACACATCAGAATCTTTGGATAGAGCAGAAAGACTAGCAGATCAATTTCCATTGATCGCACTAGGTTCCTCTGAAGGTTTGCATCCAGGTACAGATACATGGTGGATGAGAATCAACGAAATAATGGAGGCTTTATGTGACGAAAATGGGAAACCAAAAACTAAGATTCATGGACTCCGGATGTTGAATCCAGATGTCTTTAAAAAAATTCCATTTGCTAGTGCAGACTCTACATCTGTCGCTAGAAATACGAGCAACTCATACCGGTTTAATGGTGGATATAAACCACTAAGTTCACATGTCCGTGGTCAGATTCTTATTGATCGAATCGAATCATTTAATGCTCCGCAATTTTGGAAAAAACAACCTATTCAATTAAGCCTATTATGAAGCATATTAACATTTATGTCGTTGTGTATCTGGTTGCTATTGTTGCAGCCAATCTCATTGTCAATGCACTTGGTCCTAGTGCGTCCATCTTCATTGCATTCTTGTTCATCGGTCTTGATCTAAGTGTGCGAGATCAGCTTCACGATTCCTGGCAGAACGAGAAGCTCATTATAAAGATGCTGGCACTTATTATCTCCGGCAGCGTCATTACCATCCTCCTAAATTTAGAAGCCATGCAGATTGCAGTTGCGTCAGCGACGGCGTTTGGAGTGGCAGCCATAGGAGATGCAGTCGTTTATCACTTCCTAAGAAAGAGAATTTTTCTAGTCCGTGCCAATGGATCTAACGTCGCCGGTGCAGGATTAGATTCTCTGATATTTCCAACGATTGCTTTCGGTGGACTGATGCCTTTGATCGTGCTTGGACAATTCGTTGCCAAGGTACTCGGAGGATTCGTTTTCAGTCTCATCATTCATAGATTTAAGGATGAAGCTAGGAATTGAGATAGAAGGCACACGCCTCACACCAATCCGGTTCAGTCACATGGGACCAAATGGAAGATCCTTCTATCTCTTCCGGTGCCGGTGTGGAACCGAGAAGGCCATCCAGCTGAGCAACGTCAGGAATGCTCGTGCCGGTGTGAAGTCCTGCGGATGTCTACGGCGTGAAGTCTGGCAGAGACTTGGAAAAGAACTCCGTCCAAACCGCAAAGGTCAGATACCTTGGAACAAAGGTCTGACTTATAAGAATAAAAACAAATCTAATAAGCCAGGATGGAAGCGTGGACGAATCAAACTAACGTATCCGAATGGAACACATGTCTGGGTGAAAGTAAGTGATGAGAGAATTGGAACTGAGAGTGTCTACTATGAGCGTCCAAGCAGATCAAAAAAACTTAGAAATAAACAGTGAATTTTTAAGCTTAGTTCTGGCAATGAGAAAGACTCAGATTGCATGTAAGTTTGGACGGAAACCATCTGCCTATGAGAAGCGATCTGTCGCAGAACATAAGGTGGATGAGTTGATTATTAAGATGCTAGAGCAATGAGTTACGACACCTGGAAACTACAGACGCCGGAAGAATATTTCGGCGCCGTCACCTTGACGTGTGTGGAATGCGGAGATGATTTCGATTCCTACGATCATGACCGTGAACATTGTGAACTTTGTGAACATGAAAACGATTAAAGATTATTTGTATCGGTTGCTCTTAAAGACGCAACTGAACTCCAACGAACACATCCGCCGAGGTCACTGGCGAACCTATAAGTCCGGCAAGAAGGTCTGGATTGATGCCTACATTGGAAGCAATCCGGTGTATCGATGAGTTGGATTAAGATACACCGTCAGTTGCTCGAAAACGATCTCGCCTCAAACACTGGATCTCTCTCTCTCTGGATTCATCTTCTGCTCATGGCAAGCCACAACAAATACACCTCGATCCGTGGTGATTCCGCCGTCGAGATTCTACCTGGACAAGTCCTCACTTCACGCAAGAAATTGGCGCTGAAAACCGGCCTTTCTGAGAGCAAAATTGAGCGCATTTTGAAGGCATTTTCGACCGGACAGATGATTGAACAGCAAACAAAGTCCAAATATCGAGTGATATCAATACTTAAATGGCAGGAGTATCAGATTAGTGAACAGGAAAGTGAACAACACTTGGACACTACCAAGAATATATATACTAACACTACTGACGTAGTGTTAGGTAAAGTCGGTCAAACACCAAAATCGAGGAAGAAAAAAACCTACAAAGAACATCCTCAATTCCAAGATTGGTGGAGTAAATATTCCAAAGCTTCTTCATCTCCGGAAGGCTCACGAGAAAACGCTTCACGTCAATATCTGATCTGCTCACAAGATCACACGCCAGAGCAAATCAATCTCGCTACTCGTCACTATCTCATCGAATGTCGCCGTGCCGGTTATAACACCAAGCATGGCGAATACTTTCTCAAACCTAGTCTCATCAAACAATACCAGGAGGAACCAACAAACCTAACCGATCCACCAAAACAGGAATCATTCCTAGATCAACAATACAAGAGGATTCATGGAACAGAATCACCAAAAGCAGGAAGCTCTTCTCCAAGGCTTGAAAGCGTGTGAAATAAACTACAAGGCACACACATCCAAGCACGGCACTACAACCGAGCAGGAATTCAATCTCTGGCTCTCAGAACTCCAAGACATGTCGCCTATCAAGATTGCTCAGTCCTTCAAGCTCCATCTACAAAACTCAGCATTCTTTCCAACCATTGCCGACATACGAAATGCCATCGCAGAACATCGACGTGCCAAGGCAGCCGACGAATGGAACACCAACGTCAAAGCACTTCCGGCACCAGATAAAAAACCAATGCCGATGAAGGCAAGGCTCACTCTGCTCAAGCTCATGGACGAAGCACGGAAAGATCCAAATGTTCAGAAGGCAGAACGACGAAAAGAATCTGCTCTCAAGGTCAAAGAAACCTACGGCGGACGGCATGAAAGAAAGCGCACGATCAAAAGCAATCCACGCACACCGATGTCTCAAGAAGCCATGGACCGAGTCTTCTACGGTAATAATTACGGCAGTAGCTCTTGATGCACTCTTGACTTCACGATGATGACAGAATTATCCTCATGCTTCCTGTTCGTCTTTCTAGTGCGTCAGTTCCTCATGGCTGGCGCACGACCACACAAAAACACTAGATGATCAGACCAGCACTCTACGCCGAAAATCTGCAACGTAAGAATTCTGATGCTCTTGGATTCATTCCACGATCAGCACTCCAACGATACGAACACAACAATCAGATCATCATCGAGACAGAAGGCGGAGATGAATGTGGTTTTCTTATCTACGGCAAACGATGGCCTGACATGACCATTGCTCAAGCCTGCATCGACTACGATGTCAGACGGCAAAAGCACGGAATGAACCTGGTTGACCAACTCATCACCATTGCAAAAAAACGACACGAGTCCATCACACTGAGATGCCGTGAGAACCTGGACGCCAATCGATTCTGGAAAGCGTCAGGATTTAATCTCATCGGCTCAGTCCAAGGTGGAAGTCACGCTGGAACTTCAAGGATGATCAACATCTGGAAGTATGATGTCAAAGAACCATTTCAATTGAGGCTTATCTGATGGGACGACCAAGGTTTGAAATAACTCCCGAAATCCTCGAAAAAACTGAGCGTTTAGCTGCTCAAGGTCTCACTCAGGTGCAGATTAGTGCATGTTTGGGGATCAATGTTGGTACTTTAATCGACAAGAAAAGGCACTATTCAAACTTTTCTAATGCCATTAGAGTTGGACGAGCAAAAGGTATTGGAACTATCACAAACGCCTTGTTTGAGAGTGCTTGCAAAGGATCAGTGCCTGCTCAGATGTTCTATTTGAAGAACCGTGATCAAGATAATTGGGCGGACGTTCAGGCGCACAACGTCTCCGTTGTCGCCAAATTGAGCGATTCTCAGTTGCTCGATGAGGTTAGGAGCGATCCCAAGCTGATCGAGGCACTGGAAACGTCAGTCGCCGGTAGCAAATCACCGGAAATGCTCACGGAATTGTAGACATTCTGTAGACATCGGCCTTGCATGGAAGCACAAACGGTTGATATCATTGACGAAAAGGTGACAGAGCAGTCGATTGCAGATAGACCGGTCTTGCGTGAGAGGCGAGAATCAGACGATGCCATGATCATCGATTCCTGGTTGCGCTCAGGCCTGCAGTATCCGATCTTCACGGCGGAATGCGGACGACCCCCCATCCGGCTCCGGCCCCCCCACGGCCTCCTTCTCTCTACAAACCGCACATTCCTCCAAAAAATCCTCCCACTGACCTCCGTCGCCGTCTTGTGCGACCCAGAGGACTCGGATCACATCATTGGCTGGATCTGCTATGAGGAGGACTGCCTGCACTTCATCTTCGTCAAATACAACTTTAGGCGTTTGGGATTTGCAAATGAGTTGATGGCGGAGGCGGATTTACCGGAGGAGTGCGAGGTAAGTTGGCGGACGCCTGCCTTAAATTTTTTTAAAAAATACAGTTGGACCTGGAATCCTTATAGGAGTTGGAGATGAAAATAGGACGAGTACAGTTTCGCAAACCGGTGAATGTACCACATTACAATACATTTGAAGGATTGATGTGGAAGGATCATCGGCATGAGTTGGACATGACGTTTGAAGATGGCTGGCTGGTGATCAGAGGAATGCCTGAGAAGCTGAAAGGCCGGATGGTGGAGGTGATGGTGCCTGAGAGTAACATTGCCGGTATGTTGACAATGGAAGCAGAATTGGAATGGACCAAGGAAGATGAGCGACGCAAAGCCGAAGAAGAGGCCAGACATAAGAGACAAGAAGCGAGGAACAAGGAGAGAGAGGATGCACGACCTCAACCTAGATCCTCAAACGAGAGCATTGCTCCAAAACCTAGTAGCAAGAAAGCGGTTAAGAGAGGCGGAGGATCAAAAGCTTCAAAAGGTGTCGGAAAAGTTAAAGGAAAGCTTATTTGACCGTCAGTTAGAGTTTTTTGAAAGTGACCGGCGGAAGAAGCTTGCGAGGTGTTCACGTCGTGCAGGCAAGACACATCTGAGTGCAGTGATATTATTATGTGCAGCAATTCAGTATCCAGGTTCTTTGGTTCCTTACATCACGTTATCGATGAAGAATGCGAGGCGGATCTTGTGGACGACCTTGCATCAGTTGGATGTGGAGTTTGGAG